GGTATCAACAATTTCTTGTACCAGGCCATTAACCTTGTTTGGACGTTGCAATTTGTTGGCGGTATCAGGATCGTATTGGGCGCCAACAATAACGCGGACATCGCCACCTTTGCCAATAGGACCAAGCCAGATATTGGGGCGAATATCCAGGTATTCGTTGCCACCAACATCTTTTTGCTTAGCCATCGCCACACGGGCCGCATCAAGTGTATCAACCGATGGAACCGCACCAGTGCCTTGATAGTTGTTATGGTCAGTTGAAAACAAGGCAAAACCGTCTTTCATGGTCGGGTTAGCTGCCAACAAAGCAAAAACCTTGTTTTCTATTGTGCGTTTTGCTGCACGGCCAAGATTAGTGGTCAAATCAGCGATAAAGCCAATATCATCATTTATGATGACTTCAGGCGTAATACCGATAATGTTACCTCTACGAACAGCGGTAATGCCTTCTTTCGCTGCGTCTGGGATATCTTTGCGTTTGTATTCGCCCGCTTCGTTTACGGTGTCAATATCACCGATAAAGCCGGTACGCAGACGCAACCATTCACGGAAGTCTGTCACAGTGCCGATTTTGCAGAACTTTGACCAGGTATCAGGCGTTGCTTGAAACGCTGTCAATACCTGCTTATGCATGACGTTTTCCATCAATACCGGAAAGTCACTGGTTGATTGTCCATAACCGGACGCATAAGGACGCATGGCCAGAGCGGCTTCAACAATTTGAATGCGGCCCATGCCTTTAATGTTTCTACCTGAACGCTCCAGACAGGCCCTGGCGACCTCTTCAAGACGATAATTTCTGAATTCGTTTTGCGGATCGTGCTTGTCTTTTCCGCTGCGTGCCATAATGGCTTGGCCTACACCACGCGCAAATTTTTCAATGTCGCTTTCGCCGGTATCGACACGATGAACAAAATGCCCGGCGGTTGGCTCCAGGCCTTCGCCAAGTTTCAGATGCAGCTTGTCAACAGCGGCTTGCACGTTGATATTGCTATCATCAAGACATTGCGCCATGAGTTCTGACACACCGTTCATTTTTGCAAACGGGGTAAACTTTGCCCGGATATCAACACGGCGCTGATTTTCAGAGGCCAATACTTGCGCCCTGATTTCATCAGCACTCAGTTGAGTTGCTGTCGCTTGTGGCTGAGCAACGGGTACTTGGGGAATGACGGTTTGTGGTACGGACGCCGCCGGTTTAGTTGCCTGATTATCTGGCATGATGATCTCCTTGGTTGGAGGTTGGGTAAATATCCCGGCGGCTGCCGGAATGGTTTTATAGCGTGTATTCAAATCAAAATGCGCTGAGACCGGCATAGCGGCGGTGATGGCATCAACCAGACCTTCGGCGGAGGCTTCAGCGGCGGTGAACCAGTGATCAACGCCATCGGTTAACCAGCTAATGACAGCATCAATGGTTTTGCCGGTTTTATCGGCGTAACCGGTACTCATGGCTTGCGCGAATTTATCCAGCGTGTCGGCCATATCACGCATATCTTTGGCGTTTCCGACTGAACCGCCCCAGGGGGCATGAATCATCATCAAAGCATTGTCGGCCATCTCTACTTTATCGCCTGCCATGGCAATCAATGAGGCAATACTGACCGCCACACCGTCAATGGCAACAGTGGTTTCGGCTTTGTGGCGTTTGATGGCATTATAGATGGCGATGCCGTCGGATACTGAACCGCCGTAACTGTTGATGCGCACAGTCAGCGCGTCAACATCAAGAGCAGCCAGGTCTTGCACAAATTGTTTTGCAGTAACTGAATCGCCCCACCAGCTTTCGCCGATATCGCCGTAAATGATTATTTCGGCTGATTTGTTGCCTTTGGCTTTTATCTGATACCAATTCATTATTTACTCCTGCATATCCATAAAAATGCTTTTGCTAACCATCCTGATAAATGGATACGGACTTGTGGGCCATTCTTTCCATACCAGTCAAAATCACCACAATTGATGGTTTTAATTTCAACCAGACTGAATTTGTTATCAGGCATTGGGGATGCTGTTACTTTATCCATTACTGTTATTTCCCATAGTATCATTGGCCGGATCGCTGGAACTCACCAGACCGGCGGCTTTTAATTGTCTGCGCCAGCGGGCTTCCTGCTCCAGTACATCGCGTGGATTGCCACCGCGTTTGCGGATGATTTCAGGACCGGCAATATAGCCTGAACGCTCGCCTTCACTGTTACCCTTGATTTCTTTCAATGGGTCAATCCAAGGCATTGACGGACCGATAAAGAGCGCGTCGTCAATCGACATAGGGTCAATATCGGCTGGAACCTTAACCAGGCCATCAAGCACAGCCATTTTGACGAATGTTTCCCAAACCGGCTGTACCATGCCGCTGATGAATTCATTGGTCAGTACGCTGTAATTTGCCCAGCCTTCTACCAGTTCCTGCCGTTGGCTGGAATAACTGCCGTCATAATCACGGGCAATGGTCGAATAATTAACGCCGGTACCGGCGGCAACGGCTCTTAATTGGCCTTTGCGGTATTCGATCAATTGCGGGTTTGGGCGGTTAGTGTCGATCATGCCGATTTCTTCACCTGGCATAAGATCATCAAAGACCATACCGGGAGAAAAACGCAGTGATCGTGCGGAACCATCCGCGCTAGGCTCGTACATATCCGGCTGGCCTTTTTTGATAAATGCGGCCATCGATGCGGCTATTTTGGCCGCAATGCGTTCTGATTCTTCGTAGTCTTTGACATCATCAAGGCGAGTCATGACCGCCGCAAATACTGATACGCCGCGCATCTGGCTAATGCGTTCACGGATGCGCAAATGGTTAATTCGATCAGCACTGACAGGCGTTAAATTTAACGACGTTGTGTTGAAAACGTTGATATCGCCTGGATGCTCGCGATATAAATAATAATTGATAGGCTTACCCCAACCGTTGCGCTGGATACCCTGAATAATTCTGTTGCCTGGATCGTCATAGATCAGCGGACACATATCCGCTTCCAGCAGTTCCAGTGAGAATTTAACCTCTGTGCCATGCTCGAAAAACGGGATAACACCGGTTAAATTCTTTGCCAGAACTTCGCCGTCACGTACCCAGGACCGGCATAACAAACGCTGTGCAGATGGCCAGTCCATTGTGAAGGTACATTCAGGCTTTCTGATCCAGTTTTTCCAGTACCGAGATAATGCATCAGCCAATTCGTCATGAATCTCGCCGCCAAAGGTACGCGGCTGTGGCTCTATGCCAATACCATTAGCGCCTACAACGTTATTAACCAAAGCATTCAAAACGCCCTTGGCTAAATCGTGATTGCCATCCAGAAACCGTGCTTGATTGCGCAGATTAGGACCGGCTTGAGAAACCCATTGATTGCCGCTGCCTGAATCCCGGCTTTGCTTGCGCAAAACGGTGGGCTTAGCCGCTTCATAGGCGGCTAAAACGTTTCTGGCTTGCATACGACGGACCGCCCGCTCTGGGGAGATTGCAGCAATAGCGGAATCCAGCCAGTTCATTAACTAAAATCCGGTGTTTGGTAGCGCGGAGATGTGCCGCCGGTGATAATACGTGCTTCCGCGTTGACGCGACGCTCCCAATCCCGGCGGCCTTGTTGTACTTCGATCAGATTTGCCCGCGTAAGCATACGATCACCGAAACGCACGCTTTGGCCTTCCAGAATGGCGGCCTCGGCGCTGATATATTTATCAAGCATTTCGGATGATGTTGTCATGGGGCAATATCAGATAATAATCAAAGTAGCGGTTATCAGGATGATTAGCGTTATACAAAATGCTGTAATCATCCCGTACATGGGTTTATACAGCGGGTATGTCTGTTCCTTCAACGGGCGTTTCGGGTGCAGGCTCTTCAACTGGCGTTTCGGGTGCCGGTTCAATTGCATCTGGATTGATGGCATCAAGATTCTGCGCGATTGTGATCAGGGTGCCGACGGTACTGTTTAACGTGTCGATTGATGCTTGTACATCAGCTGGAACAGTATCAACCGCTTCCAACTTAGCTTGTAAGTCTGCAATGGTTTGAGCCTGGACAGATGCGACTGCTACAACTTCAGTTTGCACCTTATTCAAAACGCTAACCGCGTTTTCAAGAATCGCATTGGTTTCGTCAAGCTGGGCTTTTACTTCTTCGATTTTCATTAGCAAGGTTCCTAGTGTTGTGGTTTGGGTATTGAGCAAATCAAGCAAGTCCGCAGGGAAAGCGGCAATGGATAGGTTCAGGTTTTGGATGATTATTTTCATAGAGGTGAAGTATATCGGGCTTTTTATGACATTTTTAGGGGGAAAATGGCAAAATTTTTCTTTCGCTAAAAAATTTATAAATTAGGTTGATAGGTATGAAATAATTTCATGCACTAATGACGAGCCAGCAGAAATGCGAGGCACTAAACCATTAACAACGTTAAGAGGATAAAAAAAATGAGCTCACTAAATAAAATCAAATCCGGTAAAGGTCGCCTTTGTATTCCATGTATTTTTAACGGTGGCAGGAAAGCAACAATAAGAGTACATATTGACGAACCTTCAATAGTACATCTAAGCATAGAATCTGAACCAGGCAGACCCTATCAATCAATAATTGATGGATACTTACACATCGACAACGAAATGCTTGAATTAAGCAAATGCTATCAATCTGTTGATGAGTGCAAAAAAGCTATTGATCTAATCAATATTTGCTATTTTTCCGATAACCTGAAGATTCTTTCAGAAGATAAAGCGATTGTAGATAAAGCAATTGATATAAAAAGAAGCCTTAAGCAATGGTCGCTTGATATTTACAAAGGATTTACAGAATCAGATTATTTTTATTTCATGCTTACCGACAAACATTACACCCTGATTGATCGCATAAAAAAAGCGCTTGAAGCGGGAATAATGGCTCAGTGGATGCAGTCCAAGCCTTATGAGTTGATCAATAAAATAGAAACATGGGTGCTGGGTAA